TATTAATGGAAACCTTGCGGTCCTCATCAAGCTAATTAACAAATTTTAGTTTACCTTGTAGATTATTCTAAAGCAAGGATAAAAAAAAGGGAGCCGAAGCTCCCTTTACCAATTAATTGGATTTACGCACCTTGTGATGCAAAGACTGCTCTTGGATTTGAGAATCCGAAAGAATATCTTTCTCTAGCTTTAAATCTGACGTTGCCAGTATCAAAGTCACCTTCCATAGAAGTTGAAAGAGGAGATCTCTCGAAATGTTTAAATCCATCAGGACAATCTGTTAACAAGTACCATGCATCGTTATCTGTTAAGAAATGGTTAACTGAATAACCTTCTGGGACCATACCCATATTCTTAATAGCATTGATGTCATTATCTGATGTGCTAACTCTGCCTGGTGTGTTAAGCAATCTATCTGCCACAAATTGTAATTGTGGTGGAACGATTAGTTTCCTGCCTTGAAGGGCAAGAATCATGCTTTTATCATCAGTAAAAGTTGACACAGAAATGATGGCATCTTCTAACGAAGTCTCATTCAAGTCAGAGTAAACAGTAGGTCTGTTACTTAAAGTACCGCCACCCGCTAATGGATGAGCTGTACTTACTAGAGCAACACCGTCTCCACCAGTAAAACTGGCTGAGAAAGCGTTATTCAAAACAGCAGCTGCTTTTACCTGCTTAGTATGAGCCATAGATCGTGCTAGAGCTTTTGTATATCTAGCTCCTAATCTATCGTATAGGTTATCTTCGATTGCTTCTTCAGTAAGAGCGAACGCTAACGCGATAGTCTCGTGTGAATATCTTGAAGTAAAGCCTTCGGAAGCTGAATCAAATTCAACTGAGTTTCCTTCGCCTTTTACTTTAGCATTCCCGAAACCAACGATCATTGTTTCTTCTTCGAAAGCACGGTCAGAAGACTCGGTATCAAAGATTTCAGCATGTTCGTTTTCGTAGCGAGCGTACTCCATTCCAAACAAAGCGTTTAAACCCGGTTCTAGCTCTTTGGCTAATTGTGATCTGTTAATCGCCATTGTTATTCTCCTGCTGTTTGAGTATAGAAATGCTCGTTAATTTTGACAATCATGTTGACGTGTGTAGAAAGACTTCCTGTACCTAGAGAATTACTCTCTGGGTCATTAGAAAATCCAATAATTCTACATTGAGCCGTGCCTGTAGCCATAGTACCACTTAGATCTACATTAGATCGTCCGTTTACAGTACTACCAGCTGCGTAAACAATATCAGCATTTAAGCCAAGATTGGTTACAGTCACGCTACCTGTTGCAGCACTTTGAACTTCAAAGGTTGCATTAGGATCGTCAACTACGAAAGCCACCGCGTCGGATGAAGCAGTTAAAGTCGGCCAGAAAGGTGAAAAAATCACCTCGCCAGAAGAATTTGTAAACTTGCATCCTTGAAAGACTCCCAGTAATAAATCTCCAGCTGCAGCTACGGCTATGCCGCCTGTTGCAACTTTCTTTACTGGATCGCCTGAAAAAATACTTCCGGTTGTTCCTGTAAGAATATCATACTCAGTAGTACCAGTTGTGTTGTAACTGCTACCAAGTTTTCCTATAGGTCTTAAACCGAATTTAGCATCTGTATTTGCCATAATAGTTTCCTAGTTAATTTTTAATTTAGAAGTTGTAATTATTTACCACTTCCACCAAAAGTCACCTTTGATGATCTACTTGTTGTAATAGGCATCGAAGGATTCTCTTCACGCATTAGGTCATTTTCTACAGCTGTCATTTGGTTCATGGTTTGTTGTTCAAAGAATTCATTTCTTTGATCTGCGATATCTTGATCAATCTTGCACAGTATCAACCCACCTACTCCTATAATTCCAGCGTGCCGACCATCATCGACTGTAGGCAAATCATGAAATCCTGGAATTTCTTCTGGTTTCACTGGGACGAATCCTTCACGAAATCTTTTTGAGACATTCGTTTTGTCATCTTGTCCTAGTACAGATTCTCTAACCCAGCGATAAGTAATTCCTTGAGATTTGGCTTGTTCAGCCGCTTCTTCTGGTATTTCTAGAGCTGAAGGCATTTTCCAAATTTTTGGTCTATTGTCTTTTTCTCTAGTGTCAGCACTTCTTGAAGTTCTAACATCATTATCATCAACTACGTTATCTTTTCCTTTTGTCATGATCTTTCTAGCCTCGCTTTTTGTATTGCGTAATCTTTAAATGACACTCCAAGCTTTTTAGCTAATTGCTGTTCACTCGGTGTCAATTCGATACGATTCTGTTTGCGTCCTGTCGATGTATTGCGTGTGGCTGAAGCGACTGTCTGGACGTTTTTTTTCGCTTCCACGTTAAACTTGTGAGGCAACTCTTGTTGCACTCTCTTATCAATCTCAGTGTAGTACTCATCAGAGTCTAAGTCAAAGCCTTCATTCTCTAATTGTTTATGAACTGCAAAGGCAACAGAGGTTGCAACTTGGTCTTGTCCAAACCAAGAATTCTTTTTGGCCCATTCACGAGATTTAGGTGATGGCTCATTATACTCTTCTGGAGCTGCTTGAGGTTGTTGTTCTTGTTGATGTTGAGCTTGTTCTACATAAGCAGCTTCTTGTTGCTCGTATTGTTTTTGCTGTTGCTTGTATTGCTCTAGCCTTGCTCTATCTGAAGTTGCCATTGTTAGGGCCTCAGTAGCAGCAGCTATAGATTCAGCATCTTGTGATTCAGTTGCTTGTTTTAAAGCTTGTCTTGCTAGGCTAAGTTGAGATTCAACACGATTGCCAAACTCATCGCCATAACTAGATTGAAAAGATTTTTGCGATTGTCTTAATTGCTCGTTTTGATCTTTTAAATCTTTGGCGTATTGAACAGCCATTAGTTCTCTTCTTTGAAACTCTTTGGCCTGGGCAACTGCTTTGTTAATTCTGTTTTGTGCAAGTGACGCTCTCTTCTCTACATCAGATAAATCTTTTGATTTTTCTTCTACTTGAGGTGAGGCTTCAAAATCTTCTGTTATTTTATCTTCAGTAACTGGAGAGACTTCGTTGTCTAAAACAATATTGACTGCTTCTTCTTGAACTTCGTCTTCGACCCTTTTATGGTCGGGGACTGCAGCCTTTTGTATTTTTTCTTCTGTAATTTCTACATCAATGTTTTCTTCGATGCTTGTTGCTTCTTCTGCCATGATTTACCTCTATAAAGATTTAATGTCGTCTGGGTTTAAAATTGTAGCGATCACTTCGTCATCATTAATAATGCGAACTTCGTGATCATCCTCTAATCTAAAACGAGTGCCAGCATATCTACCAATAAGGATCCAATCTCCTTTTTTAGACCATGCTTTATCGCCAAATTTATTTTCATCTTTATAGGCTAAAGGTCCAACCTTTAGTACATAACATATAACTGTGGACAAAGCTTCTCTGTCTACAGTTTCTTTAATTAATTGAATGCCACCATCGGTCACTCCTTTGCCTTTATATGGCAAGACTAATAAACGCCATCCTGATGGATCGGGCATTCTGTCTAGCAGTGATTTTTTTAGTAGGGTAGGGTCCAAAACTTTAGTTTCAGCATTGATAAATGCCTTGTCTAGTTCGGATTTAGTTTCATTCTTTTTTGCGATATCTTTAGTCATCGTTATCTTCCATATGCAGCGTTTCTTTTAGATCTTCTATAAGGGAGCGATACGCCGATAATTCTCCCATAAGATACTTGTAATCTTCCATCGATCTTACATTGCCCCCAGCAATGATGTCAACAGTGTTCTGTTCTCTTTGTCTTAAATTTTTAAAAAGGTATTCTGCTAAGTTTAGCGTGTCCATGGCTCTCTCCTGCCTGTGTTAATTTATCTTCTAGGGTCAAACCCTCTCATGTTTCTTAAGTTTGGGTTTCCAAAGTCGTAATCATCCATCATGCCTTGCATTGGTATTTGCGATGGTGGTGGTGTGTAAACGGGTGCTGGAGCTGGAGCTGGCATTGTTGCTACTGCTGGGGGTGAAACTGGAGGAGGCATCATACCTGGTAAGTTACTAAAGTCTATATTACTAAAGTCTATATTTCCAAAGTCAAAATCTTCAAAATCTTCAGGATTAATGCCTGGGAAGAATCCATTAGGCTCTTGTGGCGGAGGTACAAATTCTGGTTCAGGTGCAGCAGTGTTTGAATCTTCTGGATATGGAAGTGATCCTTGGCTATCTGCAGGACCACCAAATAGGAAATCTTGTCCGTATTCAGGTTGCGTTGGAAGAAAGCTATCAAATGGTTCAGGCTCACCTGCATCTATTCTATCTTGATACTCTTGAATTATTGCATCCATGTCTATGTCACCCATTCCAGGCAAACTACTAAAATCTAAGTCACCTATACCGGGTATTCCTGGGAAAGGTGTTAGACCTGGAATGTAGGGTGGATATGTCCCTGGCGGAATAACTGGGTCTACTACAGGTTCTACTACTGGTTCTACTACTGGATCTATAATTGGCTCTGGGTCTGAAATTGGTGCAGGAGTCGGTGCAGGTGTTGGTGCAGGTACCGGAGGTGGAGGCGGCGGTGGGGGTGTCGGATACATTCTATTGAATTGATCCCGAATTGGATCAGGTGCCACATTGGTAGGCATAAACGATTGTTCTGGTTGATAAGGAGCTTGATAGCCTTCAGGCGTAAAATACGCAGGCCCACCAACTATAAGACTGTTTGCTTGTCTTGGGGGTGTAGGCATACGTTGTGGTCCACCGTCTCCTCGATACATTTGATCGTGAAGACCTGGAGGCGTAGGAGGCAAGCTAATTCGATCAGCCATTTAACAAATGCCGTAAAATTTAGTTCCTCTTAAAGCAGCTCCGCCACCTCTAGATTTACCAGCTCCGTGTCTTCCAGGTTTACCACCGTTAGCAATCTTTTTAGGTTGTGAATAGTTCACAGTTCCTTGATCTTTAATACTAACGCTTGGTTTAACGCCTTTAACTTTTTCCATTTCTCTTTACCTTTTGTTTTGCTTTTTCAAGCGCAATTGCCATAGCGGTCTTTTGTTTTTTACCGCTACCCATTAATTCACTTATGTTAGCAGATATTGTCTTCCTACTGCTACCTTTTTTTAAGGGCATACTATTTTTTCTTTTTAACTACCTTGGCCTTAGTCTTAACGACAGCTTTAGGCTTGGAAACTTTTTTTGCTTTTGGCTTGCTTTCTTTGACAACTTTTGCAAGGATTTCATCCGCTTGCTTATCAGCCTCTTTGGCGATTTTGTCGATGTCGAGATTTGCATTCTCATTGATGATCGGTTTATTGCCATTGATTCTACGCTCCTCTTCTTCTTTTAATTGTTTCTTGTGCATTGCTGCCTGTTTTTCTCTTATTGAACTCATTTGTTACCTCTCATAATATCCATTGCTTTAAATTGTGCTGATTGATCTATTCTTTCTCTTGCTATGTTGTCTTTCATCTTAGCAATGTCTTGTTGAATAGCCAAACGCTGTTCTGCTAGCTGATTGCTCTGCATAGCTTTCATAGAATCAAACTGTTGACGTTGTGCAAACTCTTCACGCTTGCGCTGTACATCATCAGCTTTAATGTCTAATTCTTTGCCTCTTAGTTGTACTAAAGGATCGGGTTGTGGGGGTGGTGGCATGAAGATAGAATTTATTTGTTCCATCAACTGAGAGACTACTGCAGCTACGTCTCTTGCCACCGACTCTTTTAATTGTTGTTGATACTGCATGCCAACTTCTGGAGGTAGTTGCTGTATCTGTTGCAATGTGCTTTGGAACTCTGGGTTCTGAGCATTTTGCTGATCAACAATTTCAGCAGCTCTAAATGAGACATGCTGGTAAACGTGTGCTTGTATTAAAGATAATACAACTGGGTTTGATTGTGCAGTAATAGTTCCATACAAAGATACATGAGAATTAATGTGTGAATCATGATCTTGTCCTTGGAATGCTTGTGCTGGCATTCCAGCTATCAAACTTGCATTCTCACTTGCAGGGTCAATGGGTTGAGGTTGTGGAGGAGGCGGTAAAAGCTGTTCAATGTTTTGAACTCCCATAGAAGAATACATTCTTCTGTAAGCTTCATGGATTCCAGTTGGGCCATGAATCTCTGGATTGCTTTGTACTGTTCTCAACAACTCTTGCGCCATCATAACTCTTTGACTCATAGAGAAAGTGTTAGGATCTGAGACAGGTAATACGTCTACTCTGCTATCAAAATCTAATGCTTTAATGGTTTGATTACCATTGGCTGTAGAGTATGGATAAGCTGGAGGTAGATACTCTCCAAATACCTTGGCTAATATTTCAAATTCAATTCTTTGACTTGCATGCAATCTTTTATGAATGGCACTCATAACACGAGTGCCACGTTCTAATAGAGCAACTGTTGTACCGACTGGCGCATTTTGGTTTCCATCACCCACTTGAATATCTGCGATAGATGCGAAACGCCTCCCGCTATCGACCAAGATCCCTAGGAGAGAGAGAAGGGTTTGACTTGGCTCCTTAAAAGGTAACGGTACAAAAGCGTCTCGCAAACTACCACCGGGTGCATCCATGTCTCTGAACTCACCGGGCTGTAAAGGCTGATCGTCATTACGAATACGAATTCCTCTAGCTTTAAATCCAGCAGGTAAATTTGATAAAGTACCAGCGTCAATAAGCTGACGAAGAATTGAGGTTGCGGCTTTAGATAAGCCACCAATCATGTGAGTCAAACCAAAGCCATAGAATCCTAGGCCTGGTAAGAACTTATAATGCACAAAGTAGTTGATGCGTTGTTTTAACTGATCATTCTCTTTGTAGTTTCTGCGAATAGATAAAACTTTGTTGTTACCAATGGTAACAATGTATGGAAGTTTAATGCCTGTGTCTTCACCTTCAGCATTCATATCTTCAAAGCCTTCGATGTCTAGCTCTGTGTGAATCTCATGTACTTTACAGGTATCATCATCATCGTAGCTTGGCTTAACTCCTTGGAGTTCATCGATGCCTTCTTGAATATCGTCGGTCTCGTCTGCCATCATATTGCCAGATTCTATGTCTACATCGCTGTAGAAACCTATCTGTTGCAACTTGCGTATGTCATTCATTGGCATGTTAATTACATGCGTGATTCTTGTTGCACTGTGCAAGTCTGTGGCTGAATAAGGAACGATTAAATCTTCACTTGGAATAAACTTAGAGACTGCTCGTCCTAGGTTTTGGTCGTAATAAACTTTTCTAAAAGCTGAACCAGAAAGCGGTAGATAAAATAACATCTGATCTGTTTCTGGATCGTACTCTTTCATGACTTGCATGAGTTGATAATTCATGAACTCCTGAACACGAGCTGCTTGTTGTTCAGTCTCAGGAGTTGTCATGCCAAGCACCTGTGTTTTTACAGGCCCTTGTGATGGCAATAGTTCGTTGTAAGCTTGCGCTTGGAATTGAGTAACACTTTCTGAAAGCAAAGGATGCATAACACCTGATGCGCCTTCAAATGGCTGGGATCTTTCTTCGTACTTCATGCCAAGATATTCAAGGCCTTCGCGGTATGTTTTTTCCCAGTCACCTCTAGAATCTTTATCAGACTCAATGTTGCTCATCAAATCATTCTTTAAAGAATTAAGATCAGAGTCAGGCATAATGTCTGCTAAGTTAGCATAAAAGTCTGTGTCTTCCATGGGAGGTGTTGGCTCACCGAAAGCAATGTTGCCGTCTTCCATTTGTTCAAATGAATCTAGGTCTAGGTTCTCTTCGGTCACATCGACCTCGATCTCCATTTCTTTTGTACGATTTCTAACACCTAAGTCTTGTTGCTCGTCAAAGGTAATTGCTTTATCTATGTCTGCCATTATTTTCGCCTGTCTTGCCTAGATTGTCTTCCACCGCCTACCATACCACCATTCTTCATATTTGTCGGATCATCTTTTTCTAGGTCTCTAAGTTCTTTTTTAATTCCGTCAATTTTTTTAGAATCTTTTAAATGAGTTTTTGGAGAGATGTAAGCACTGTCTGCATCAAGTCTTCTTTCTGCATTGTAAAGTTTTTCCTTAAGTTTTTTCTTAAGAGCCTCTTTAATAATTTTTTTAGGCATGGTTTATTTTTGCCTATTTTGTCGAGCCTGTCTGCCGCCACCTACTAATCCGCCACTAGATAATTTTTTAGGTGCGTTTGTTGTAAAAAAATTTTTTGCTTCTAATAAATCTTTTTCTGACATTCCAAGTTTTTTAGCTGCTTCTTTTTCACTAGCTGTTAATCCTCTTGATTTTTTAATTCCTTCTTTAACAGCTTTTTTAATTAATTTTTTAGGCATGGTTTATCTTTTAGATTTTAAGAATGCTTTTCCCTGTCCTTTAATAGCTAACCCACCTGCTTTCATTCTTCTAGCTCTTGATCTTGTTGGCATTGGAGCCATCATGTCTTGACCAGGCATTCCCATCGTAGGCATTACGCTATTAAAATTACCTTGATCGCCTTCGCCTGTACGTTTCCTAGATGTAAAGGTTCCTCTTTTGTTTGAGGAAGATCCCTTAATAGATTTTTTCTTATTAATGCCTTGCTCTTTTTGTTTTCTTGGAGGTTGTGGTTTGTTTGCAGGTGCTTTTGTGCCAGAGCTTGGGTTTAAAATTGTTGGAGTAGCCAAAGCAGCTAATGCAGTTGCTATTTTGCTTTTGGGTGCAATTCTATTTGCAACTTTAGATCCTGCTTGTAAAGGAGATGTCTTTGCTTTGTAGGCCCTTCGAAGACCTTCCTTAATAAGATCTCCTATTTTTCTTCTTGCCATAATCTACCTCTTGCTGTTTTTAAAAGCTTTGCCCAATCCTCTAGTAGCCATGCCACCGCCTTTATATTTCTTAGCAGCCATTCCGCCACCCATTTTCTTAGCAACTCCGCCATCTTTCATGCCTGGTCCTTTTTTTAATTTCTTAGGCGCCTTCTCAGATTGTGTTGCCATTCTTTTTTTCAACATTCCTGCTAGACCTTTACGTCCACCTGGAACTCTTGTTGTTGAATCACTAGGCTCTAAAGGTCCTTTGCCAGCTTTTCCTCTAGGCAATCTAGGATCGATAGCTTCAGTTCTAACTTTAGGCACTCGTGATCTAGGTGGCATAGGTGGCGTAGGTGGTCTTCTTCGCATAGAAGTCATAGGTTGAGGTGACATCATTCCACCGTCTGCTTTCTTCTTAGGCTTTCTAATAAAGTCAATGGCACCTTTGTCGCCACCGAACTTCTTGTCTTTACCTAAAAGAACTTTCTTAGCTTTTTGGCCAAGTCTGTTTAAAGGGCCTCTGGCTTTTCCGCCGCGCTTGTTGTAAGCAGCTAGTTCGTTAGCATCGAAACCTTTTTTCTTCAGGTCAGTCTTGGTAACGGCTGTGTATTTTTTTCCATTGTGAGTAAACTTGGTGCCTTCGCCTTTAGCTCTAGCTTTTCTAAACGCATCAGCAAATGTTTCTTTTTTGGCTGCTGGTTTCTTTTTGTTTAAAGTTCCAATAGCTGCGGCTGATGCGCCTAGTCCAAGAGCAGTTGCTCTTTTTGAACCTACTGGTAAAACTTTATTTGTTGTATTTCTTGTTGCGCTAACTCCAGCTGTTTTTCCAGCTGTCTTTGCTCTTTGGTTGGCTGCTGTTTTGTTGGCTGCTGTTATTTTGCTTCTTTCTGATTGAATGGGAGCTTCGCTGCGCTTAACTGTTTTTGTAGATTTTGTGCCTGTTTTAGCTTTGGCTGCTTTTAAATCTTTTACAGGATCTATTTTAGCTTTTCCAGATCTTAAACCTCTGCCTATTTTTTGAACGCCTGCTTTAACGCCTTCTTTAATTATTTTTCTTACCATGATTATTACCTCTAATAATATACTCGTTGTTTGGGTACTGGTTCATCATCCTCTTCATCGGATGACAGTTTAACAAAGTTACCCTGACGAAATCTTAGTATAGCCTGTGTTGTTGAATCCACAAAGTCATCGTGTTCACCAAATGGAAAGGCTGCACATTCTTCAATCACTTCTTCTGCAAAGATTGTGTCAGGTGCCCAAACCATGCCTGCCTCAAACACTGGAGAAGCAGAGTGAACGCGGGTAACTTTGTCCTTCCCTTTTGTGGGTCGGTAGTTCACCACAGGTATGCCCATCATTCTCAACTCTTGCGTCAAAGGCGTACCACTTGCTTGGGATTCTACCAAGACAATGTCCGGTTGCCAATAGTTATATTCATCGTAAGCTGTTGCTTTTAAATCTGGGAAGTCCCAACGCCCTCTCTTAGCGTCCAAAAGAATAATCGACTCAGGCGCTCCATCGCTTGGTTTAAAAA